CAAAACATTAAACGGTTGAAGGCTTGACATACGCTTTGGCAACAATCCAGTCGCCGAAGTACTTCCGATAGTCTTTTAGCAGATCTACCGAATGTGCCTGCTCTACCTTGTGCTTTTCTTTTCTCATATCATACCTTCGGGTACGAGAGAGAATAGCATCCATCCATTTGAAGTTGTTAGAAATAGTGACCCATTTTGGGAAATTCTGAATTGCCCAAAACGGATCATAAGCTAACAATGAAAAGTCCTGAATTGTGTTCTTTAGATCAAGTGACACTTGATACAAAGGATGCCACTCCACGGCCATGGCGAGCCATGTGCGGACTTGATGAGCAGGAATTGAGGCACACACATAACTCTCATCTAAGATGAGATTTATCCAAGACTTGACGCGATCAGTAATGCGACTTACTTTATCATTCTGCTTGATTGACAATCGGGCAGATTCTAAAGTAATATAAGCTTGTAAGGAATCTGAATATACAAAGAAATCAGGGACCTTATCGGCTTTCCAGTACAAGTTAGCGTATTTGTCGAAGTAGGCGTACTCCGACGCAAATATCGGATAACTCAGCCAGCGCATGAGACCGTTGAACTTAGCTGTCCAACGTTGTCTCACTTTCCTGGTTGCAAGGTATGGGAATGCCTTGAAGCTGGTGGGACCGCCCATTAGCTTCCAAAGAAGACTCTCGTCTATCGGGAACTCATGAGTACTTAATTTCCATCCCGCGTACAACCTATCTAGGAGTACGCGGACTAGGGTTACTGACTCTGTTTTTGCAGCGAAGATCAAACCAGGTGATATTGGGGTAATGTCATTACCCTCAATAACGAGTCGCTTAGCGAACTCAGCACACGGTTTAACGGAGCCAAGAACAGTTTTGTGCAAGGAAATCTCGCACCCAAGCTCTTTCTGAGTAAGTTTATAGTAAGACGCACCGACGGTGTCGTTTACTATGAATGAATCATCGCCAAGCACGCCATAGGAATAAGGTCCAATAGGAATATTCTTCCTACTGAAAAGAAACCTTATCCATATGTGATGTGTAAGCGCGAAGACAGGCCATGAGGAGTACGCTCCCATTGGCTGTCCTACGGCGTAGGACACAGTCTGACCTTGAGCTTGTGGAACATAGATGGGCATGCGCATCAAATGTAACCAAGCAACGCTTGCGGCAGGGCTTATCAGACGGGCTAGAACTCTAGCCTGCAGACTAATCGGAAAACGATCAGTAGCTGCAGATAAGTCCAAGCACGAGACTTTGAGACCCATACGAGTGACTTTCTGGAGAACTTCAACTCCACGGTCTTGATCGTATGTATAATCTTGTGGCAGTCTGCTAAGTAAGTTCATTACAGTTTCATGTAATGGATACAAAGCAGCCTGAAGGAAGTAATTCACGGCAACAACTGCACGTGTCTTGCCTCCTCTGTCAGAGATAAAAGAAAGCTTAGCAATACGACGCTTCATCCATAAAGGGAAAATGCTGAATTTGGTGGAGAGTTTCACACTCCATTCCCAATCCTCAGCAGCTCTCCCTTTTGGGTAAAGCTCGCGTAGCAAGTCTTTAGCAGCTACCCGATAAGAAAGATACTCATCTTGCATTAAAGTCCAACCGTCCCTTGTTGCGTCAGCGATGCTGATAGCTCCATAGGGATTGGTCTTCAGTATGAATGGAAATCTAAATTTCGCATTCAACTTAGGGCGATAACCAAGTTTGGGTATCTCCTTCTCAAGGAATTTGTCAAATCCCTTAAGAAGTTTCTTAGATGGGGTAGTGGTGGCTGGTTTAACGATCGTC